AAACTTTTGCTTCCAATGTTCAATCTCTTGAAGCTCTGCAATCTTGGAGGGATTATTAAGAGTAAGTTCAAAGTTTAAAAGGTCATCACCACGGAAGCCAAGTGTATAAAGATGAATAATACCAATCTTTGTAAGCTCTGCTATAATAACACGCTGTAATCTTTGAATAGTTCTTGCAAAACGAATATCTTTCTGTGCCAATGTTGTCTTATCTTCTGCGGCTCCTTCGCCCATAGCTAAGTAAGCCTGTGGAATTTTAAGCGCAGAAAACAACTTATCACGAAGATACTTAACATCATCAATGGCAGTTGTGTTGGTTCCACCTGCTAGATTTTGAATGTCGGTGACAGAACCAGGGCGAACAGGAATGAAATAATCTTCTTCAATAGACATAGGATTATAACGAAGATCAACCTGTCCTGTGCTTGGATCAACAACAGAGTGGCGTTTAAGCTGAGTAACAATCTTTTGCATATATTGCTCAACATCTTGTGGAGGAATAGCACCGACATCAATCTTAAACAATCTACGCTCTGAGGATCTAACGATTCTATATGCCATCATAGCATCCTCCATCATTGTAAGCTGACGCCAAATACGACGAGCAGGCTCCAAGATAGAAGATCCATAAGGAATATATTTGTCGTTTCCTAAAATGCGAAAATGACAAATCTGCCAATTTTCAAAGGTCATACCAGCGGAGTTCCATTGAAACTGCGTATAGTTTGGATTTGTTGAATCTTTACCCTCAAGTCTTTCTACTTCTGTTGGCGGAAGAGCAATAACAGACTTAACGCCATATTTGTCATCAATATCAAGATACAAAAAGAAATCACCATATTTACACATGGTGCGAGACCAACCAAAGAGATTGTATTTAAGATTAAGGACTTGATCAAAAAGAATGTTTAACACTGCTCTAATCTCTTCGTTGCTGCATTTAATGTTGAGCATAGGACGAAGTTCAGAGTAAGTTGTCATCTCATCAGCATAAATGTCTAATGTGGAAGCAATCTCAGGTGTGTATTCCATCTGATCAAAATCAACATAACGCTCTGTGCGTCTTTGATTTGCCATGGCATCTGCAGCAACAG